CTTTGGGTTCTTTTTACGACCCTTTTCTTCTGGAATATGATCAAACGTCATAATACGGAAGATAAGTTCTTCTTTTGTAATTTTTCTGTAATCAATAGCACACTCGGCTTGTTTTACTTTTTCACCGTTAGCCTTACGTGCTTCGTAGTCTGCTGTACCTAATTTCTTTGCTTTGTTCCTTTTTGCTTCTGCTATGGTTCTTACGTTAATTTTGTCAATGCTTGGTAGAATAATATCAAAGTCAGCATAAGTATCGTCTGTATAACTACAATACGTGCTTTTTGACTTATGTATTTCCTTTAACAAGTCCTTATTGTTTAAATAATTTACTTTTTTCAATGAATTCTCCTATTTGAACTCTTATTATAAACTACTCTGATAAAAAAGTCAATAAATACTTTATAGTTAGGACACCAAAATAATATGGCAGTAGATAATAAGAAAGATGGAAATATAGTCGACACAGCCGTGAACTTGGCTCGCGACGGCGTACAAAGTTTTAAAGACTCCGCTGAGGGGTTTATGAAAGGTATACGTTCGCGTACAATTCCGGTTGATGGAGAAGCCGATGACCAAATATCGGTTAGTAGTGCTAAATGGGCGTCAGACCCAAATGGTAAAGATTGGCGTGTAAAATTAAGTATTCCTAACATTCCTTCTTTTCAAAACAGTTCACTGCTTAAACCGTTAGTTGACACAGGCGGTCTTGCGTTTCCGTATACACCAACAATTATTATGAGTCATGCCGCATCTTATAGTGCTATAACCCCTGTACATAGTAATTATCCGTTCTTTGCGTACCAGAACTCACAAGTGGACGCAATGACACTAACAGGTCAGTTTTATGCTCAAAATTCCGCAGAAGGTTTGTATTGGATTGGTGCATTACATTATTTGAGATCAATTACAAAAATGTTTTATGGGGAAGGTTCTAATCAAGGTGCTCCGCCACCAGTAGTGAAATTAAATGGTTATGGAGATTATGTATTTAAAAATGTTCCTGTAATCGTAACAAACTTTACACTTGATATGCCTACTGATGTTGACTACATTGCAGTTGATATGTCAAAACTTGGAGATACATACGATCTTGACGGTGACGAATTTACTACAACAGACGGTGACAAATCATATGTTCCAACAGAGAGTCAGATGACAGTAACCATACAGCCTATCTACTCAAGAGCACTTGTTGAGAAATTTAGTTTAGACAAATTTGCTAAAGGTGGATACCTTGGCTCAAACAATAAAGGATTTATCTAATGGCAGTTACAAGTTCACCTTGGGGTAAAACAGGAATTAATAGAAGTGGAAAATATTTAAACATTCTAAATATTAGACCAGTGCCAGCGGATCCAGATGACGTAGTGTATGAAATACAATCACAGTATCATCAACGTCCAGACTTACTTGCATATGACATGTATGGTAATCCAAAGTTGTGGTGGGTTTATGCACAACGTAACATGGACATTCTAAAAGATCCAGTATTTGATTTTAGAGTTGGTACTGAGATACGTGTTCCAAAGGGTAGTAGATTACGAACGTTGTTGGGGATTTAATCCATGGCTAAACCAACAGCACCTCCAGGAAGAGACGCAACAGCGTTAATGAAGGAATACACAGCAGAGAACAAAGACGAACTCAATGCTAATGCGGCAGGTTCATCTGAGAATGAAGGCACAGAATTCATTGATGATACAACTGTTGATACTAACGCTTCACAAACAGATACTACTAAGGATAAAGAAAAAGAAAATACTGCAACATCTAATCCCGACAATGAGGCAATGGATAACAGACAGAATTATGCCACAGCAGACAAATACACTGCAAGAACAGCAGATGGTAGAACTTTACAATTACCATTGCACAATTCATTAAGAAACTATTCAAGTTTTAATTACAAGATTGGTTTGTATGCATTAACCAATGACGAACTTAATAATCCTGATGAATCATACAAAATTAAAAAACCTCAATTTGCTATTTTACAAAGTGGCGGTGGATTAGGCGAGAAAAAAGTTTTAACAGCATATGAAACTGCAAACAAAAAAGCAGAATACTTTATTAATGCATTAGAGATTGAAACAGTGATTGCACCCACACGTAAAAAAGGTTCAACTAATGCTGTAGGTTTTAGACTTGAGATTACAGAACCTTACAGCATGGGATTGTTTTTACAAACATTGCAAATGGCGGCATACCAAGCAGGACATGAAAACTATTTAGAATCTCCGTTCTTGCTTACTATTGATTTTATAGGATACGACGATGACGGAAAGGTTTATGTAGTTCCTGAAGCATCTAAGAATATGCCATTCAAACTTGTTGGTAGTGATTTAAGTGTAACAGCAGGAGGTAGTTCTTATGTTGTTGAAGGTGTTGCATACAACGAAGGTGCATTAATGGATCAAACACAGCGTATTCCGGTTGATGTTACGCTAATGGGTAGAACGTTAGAAGAAATGTTACAGAGCAACATAAAAAGTTTATCCAATGAACTTAACAAACACGAAGGTCAAAAAGCACAAGACAAACAAGTTTATACAGCAGATCAATATTTTATAGTATTTCCAAAAGAACGTTCAAGTAAAGGAAAATTAAGCAGTAGCGGAGCCGCTGGCCAAAGTGCCACAGATGCTGGTAACGACTCAGAATCAATAGGCGTAACAACAACTTCAAAAGGAAAGACTGCGGCACAAGAAGCAAGCCTTGACGAACTATATGCACAGGTTGCCGCGATGGGGGATGTCAACGTAAATGAAGCGGTATTTGAAGCATGGGTTGAGAAAGTTAAAAGTTTAATTACACAAACAGCACTTGGTGAAGAAATTAGAGACAAGCAAACAGGTGCAGGTAATAGTAATCCAATAGGACTTTCAAAGATGTTTAATCTTGAAAAACTTGGTACAAACAATCAACCGTTTGGTGATGCATCATTTACATACGACAAGGATAAAAACGTATGGCACAGAGCAAACGGACAATTACAGATTGATCCAGGACTTGGTGCAATTAAATTTATTCAAGGAACAAGGATACAGGATATCATTGAAGAACTTGTAATTCTAAGTGACTATGGTAGAAATATTATCAGTGCACCAGCAGAAAAAGGAATGCGTCCTTGGTTTAAAATTGATACACAAGTTTTTAACATTACAGATAGAAAAACAGAAAAGAAATTAGGTAGACCTCCAAGAATTTATGTGTTTAGAATTTTGCCATACATGGTACACGAAAGTAAATTTATTGCACCAGACGAAACACCATACGGTCTTAGAGAACTTAAAAAACAATGTGTAAAACGTTACAACTACATTTACAGTGGTGCAAACGAAGATATATTGGATCTTGAAATTAATCTTGATAACACATTCTTTAAAAGCATGAGTCCAGGTACACTGCCAAAGAATAACTTGGCAGATGGTTCTAAAGAAGGAGAAGATCCAGAACAAAAAATTAAAGCAACACCAGTAAACAATGATTCACAGGTTACCAACAAAGCAGGAATAGTACAAAAGAATAATGCCAAAGCGGCAGGTGCGGTCAGTCTTGACGACATGCAGGTTGAGATCGCACGTAGATTCAATGAAGCAATCATAAACAGTGATGCTGACTTACTAACACTTGACATGACAATCATGGGCGACCCTTATTATATTGCTGACAGTGGTGTAGGTAATTACAACTCGGAGAACACAGAATATATTAATATTGATGCAGACGGTACTATCGATTACCAATACGGCGAAGTAGATGTTGAAGTATTGTTTAGAACACCAATAGATTATAGAGATAACGGTATCATGGGATTCCCCAATGACACTGTGCCAGTTGATTTCTTTAGCGGATTGTATATGGTAATTACTGTTAAGAACGAGTTTGCCGCAGGTGAATTTAAACAAACACTTGAACTTGTAAGACGTCCGCAACAGTCACCTAAGCCAACAGCACAGTCAGGTGAAAAAGGTAACCAAAAAATTGTTACTGAAAAAACAGACGTAAACAAAGAATCTGATACAAAAGCCGACGGCACCAGCGGTAATGCAAATGCAGGTATAGACGAGGCTGAAGGTCCACCGTTGTTTGAAAAGAATGCTGACACAACTATTATTAGAATTTCCGGCGACGGCGACAAAAACTTTACAGGGAGTAGTTTTCTATAATGGCTGAAGAATCAAGAACGGTAGGACAAGAAGCATTAATGGACGCAGGTCCATATGTTGGACGTGTGGTTGGCCATCTTGATCCAAACTATATGGGTGCATTGGAAGTACAACTTCTCAAAGGCACGACAGGTAACAACGACAACAGTGAAGGGCAAACGTTCAAGGTAAGTTATGCAAGTCCATTCTGGGGACAAACACCAGTCAATGGTATAAGTGCAAACACGGACTTTGCATACACACAATCCGCTTATGGTATGTGGATGACACCACCGGACGTTGGCAGTAGAGTAATTGTTGTGTTTGCGGAAGGCGCGGCCAACATGGGTTTCTGGATTGGTTGTATACCTGACAACTATGTTAACCTAAACGTACCAGACAAGGTTGCATCAACTTTCTTTACAGGTAGTCCCAAAGGCGAAGGAGCCAAGGAAGCCAAGAAGCGTACTGGTAAGGTTGTTGTTGGAGAAATTAACAAAAAGAATCTCGCAGACAACAAGGGTAACGATCCTACAAAATTTAAAAAGCCTATCAATGAAGAATGGATGGACCTACTGCACAAAGCAGGACTTGCCTCAGACGGCACAAGAGCATTAACAACAAGCAGTGCAAGGCGTGAACTGCCAAGCATGGTGTTTGGTATAAACACACCTGGACCTTATGACAAGCGTCCTGGTAGTCCTAAAGCAGGATACGGACCGGGCGGCACAGCGGCACAGGTTCCTTTCAATAGACTTGGCGGCAGTGCATTTGTAATGGACGACGGAGATGACAAGATTTTACGTAAAGGTCCGGCGGCAACTACAAAGAAAGAATATGTCAATGTTGAAAAGGGTGAAAAGGGTGGAGATGTAACGCTACCACACAACGAACTTATGCGTATTAGAACACGCACAGGACATCAAATTTTATTCCATAACACGGAAGACTTGGTACGTATAGATCATGGCAGTGGTAACAGTTGGATAGAAATGAGTGCTAATGGCAAAATTGATGTGTATGCAAAAGACAGTATTAGTATGCACACTGAAAACGATTTCAATCTGACAGCGGATAGAGACATTAACCTAAATGCAGGACGCAACTTTAACGTGTTATCTAAAGAAGATATACAGGTTGAAACCAATGCAAACATGACAACATACGTTGCAATGAACAATCAAATTACAACACTGTTAGATTATGATGTAAA